GTATTTCATTTAGTTCTGGAGAATAACACCCTTGGTGTTGTACAGTGATACTGGCTGCTTTGTTTGCAAATTTTACAGCCTCACGAATGTCACTAGTAACCAAAAACCAGTATGCAACTGCCGCAAGGAATGTGTCTCCACACCCGCAAACATCTACTACGTCCACGCGATGACCTTGGTAATGCTCAGTGATATTGTTAGTTTCTACCATTACACCGGCACTCCCAAGTGTAATTATCATGTTACTGGATGCTGTTGTTTTGTTTTTATTCTCAAGTTCATTAATTTTAACATAGACATGATTGCCAGAAAAATGACGTAAATCAGTTTTTTTGGTATCAATGAATATAGGGCAGTTTGCAGTTTCTATTAAAAACTTTATGTGATCATAAGTCAAAAACCCTTTATTATAATCAGATATGACAATTGCATCATACATTGAAATATCAAAAGGAGTTCGGCCACTCCAGCTTGTTATGTCAGGCTCGGTATCAACTCGTATTAAATGTTGACCCGATCTTTCATCAATGTATCTAACTTTGGTTATTTTTTCAAAGTTAGTGATGAAATCCACATGAACATTAAATTTGCTTAGATTATTTTTAACATTTGCTGCCATTCCATCAACGCTATACGAGTTGATAATCTTAACAACTGGTACTGGTGCTTCAGGACTTAGGCGATCCACTAATCCAATTTGATATTCATCTATGCAGCTATCTCCGATTAGCAATATGTTGAATCGCGGCAGTTGTTGAGTAAGGTTCAATTCTGTCATAATATACTGTGCTTTTACAATATTGTTGACCCACATAGGGCTTATTTCGATAATCACCACCTTTGACCATTAGGTCTGGATCATATTCTTTAAATATATTTTCAAGATCTTGGTCAGTATCAAAAAACAGGACTTTATCAACTGCTTTAAGATTTAGCAGTAGCAATGCCCTGTCTTCTTGTGAATTAATTGGTCTAGTGATGCCTTTGAGCTCACGTACACGGCGATCCGTGTCAATGCACACCAGCAAATAATCGCCTAGACTCTTGGCATAGTTTAGTAGTTTGATGTGCCCAGTGTGGACAATATCAAACGTTCCATTAACAATAACCCGCGTCATGAAGTGTCTTGTTTAACTTCGTCAAATCTGCGCAAGTGTACTTCTGGTACTGCGCTTTAATATTATCTGGCATGGGGATAGTGTCAATCCAGGCATTATGTTTATTGGCAACTTCTTGCGCCACTTCCAAAAACGACTTGGGTTTACCAGTCCCCACATTCCAAACACCAGATTCTTGAACGTTGAAAAACTTTTCGTGGATTTCAACTACACGTTCAACTGGCACAAAGTCTCTGAGATACTGGTCAGAGTTTTCAAACACTTTGATTACGCCATGCTCCTTGGCTTGGCGCTCAAACGTCGTGTAGGGACTTGCTTGACCAACTTTGTGGTCTTCGTGTGGTCCATAAACATTAAAATATCGAAACCCTTGTACTCGGATATTGTTAAAATTTTGGCTTAGAACATGGCGATCAAACAGGTATTTGCTCCAAGCATAGGGACTTTGTGGGCTCTTAATAGCATCTTCTCTAAAATCCCTAGTTAGACCATACACACTTGCAGAGCTTGCATACTGCAGGTTAACACCATGAATTTGACACGCCATGAGAACTACACAGCTGAAGTCATGATTTTGACGCATGATTGCATCAGCGTCCCGTTCAGTTGTAGAACTGTTTGCACCCAAGTGAATGCACCAGTCAAGGCCTTCAAAGTCAGGCGGCTCCTCGCCCCATTCATAAAGGCTCAACTCGTGCTTGTCTTTCAAAGCATTGACCATATTTTGGCCAATAAACCCCTTGTACCCGGTGATTAAAATTTTCATTTCTGACTATCTCCTGGCAAAACACGGTAGTTGTCCTCGACTGAATCAGGGGTACTCACTTCAATTAGTATACCTTCTTCAACACATATTACTTGGTGTGGCAGCAAAGGTTTATTATGCCAAACATCGCCTTCGACTAATTCTGCTTCGTGTACTGATGCGTCTACGGTATCAATATAACGCACAACAAATTTACCACTTAACACATACCACGTTTCATCTTTTTCAGAATGAAAGTGCATACTGAATCTAGCACCAGTATTAAATTTTAAAAGTTTTCCGCAGTATTTGTCATTTGTGGCCCAAATTAGTTCGTGACCCCAGCCCTTTTCCACAAAGCCTTGTAACCTCATTGCAAGTTCTCCTTGAAGCGATGTGTAAACGCTTCCATGTAGCAATTATATTGGTTATTAGTACCTAACTTGATATAATGAACCCACAGCTTGTTATTTGTAGATTCCACTTTTATAACTTGGAATTTTGAACCTTGCACATCCGTCCATTTACTTTTTATTTTTGGTATATTCTTCATATTCATATCTCGTTAAATTTAGCAACATTTGATATTGTTGATACGCTTTTGCAACAGCAGGGTTCATTCTCCGAATGTTGCGTTCAGTTTCATATTCTTTGTGAGTCTCAATTAGCCTAGTCAAATGATGCTCATACAGCTTTATAGTATACAACCGTTCTTCCCTGGCGTCAATATAAGCATCTAGAGCATTGCTGCTATAATGGAGGTGGTCTGCTGTATAGTAACTAGATCTTTGAATGTCGTATGTTACGTCCGTAATGCCGTAAGTCCAAGAAAAGTCCTGTATATCCTTGGAGTCAATCAATTTCAACTCCTTTGAGTATTTCCTTGACTAAGGCGACATCAGCTGGAAGTTCTTTGAACCGTTTGAGCCAGTAAGGTAAGTCAAACGCAGGTGCAATTAAATTTAATTGTTCATCATTCATATTCTGAATTAGCGCTTTTCCAGAAACACTATTTAACACAACCCACAGAGATATACGCCCATTAAGTATATCATGAACTGCTCTGTTAGAGCTAACATACCTAAGATAATGCGAAAACGGCGCTGAGTTTTCATCACCCCATTCCATCATAGTTGCAATGGTGCGTTGTACAGCTGACTCAACTGGTTCAGTCTTGAGCATCTCGTACAAGTATTTTTCATACAATGCATCTCTACACCAGTGATCCAGCTTAACTCCACTTTTGATTACATAGTCAATAAACTTATCTGGATAAATGGGTTTCGCATTATTAATAAAACTGCCAAATTTTACAAATGCATTATAGTAACTGCTGTTTGCAAAATCGTCATAAGTTTTAAGTTTGTTGGAGTTTTGTGTCAATTGCCAAAAGCGGTTAAAGGCAAGAAACCCTGCCTGTACACGTTTCTCGTCTTTTTGTAAAGCGCGGCGCTTACGTTCGCACATATGGCTCACCAGCGTCTTTTGCTTCATAAAGCTTTTACCGCAATGTATGCAATTATACGGCTGTTCAACTAACGCAATCATTTGTTATCTTCGTATGTCTTAACCATTTTGTAAAGCGGATCTATCTTCGTTATTAGGAGGCGGCGTGGGTACCGAACGGGCGTTGGACTGTTGTTGAGGTAGATTGCGTTATCGTCAATCCGAGTCACAGTGCGGAAATCTAGAACTCCCTTATCAAGGGCTCTAACGACTTCACACCCAACGTGGAATGAATTTCCCCGAATATCAAGCAGTGTCATTGGTATTCCTTGCGTTGTGTTTTATCAAACCCCATGTTATCCAATAGTTCAGTACGTTCTTTGGCAGTCATCATGCTAGCTAGCAACTTGACATCACTGAGCTTCATTGCAGGATTTAAGTCAGCAATTAACTTTTCAAATTTATCAACACTGTCTCTCTTATTCATTTTTAAAAATGAATGATAGCACTTAGCGCCTACACCAGTTGCTGCATAAAGCTTCCATAAGAGTTCTTTGTGATTTTTGCTGAGTACCCAGTGGTGTTTATTGACGCATTCATTCACCATTTCCACAAACCAAGCTTGTGTTTCAAAATCGCCCTGAACGTTACTAACAAACCGCATTAGGATGTAGGGATTAAACGCTTTTTTTTCTTCATCAGTAAGATTTTTATAAAAATCGTAATTTTTTAAATCTACTGCTTCTAGTTCTCGTTTAATATCAAGTTTTGCTGTCGCCATTATTTTTCATTAGCCTATATAACATTATAAGTTGATCTACTGATTTTTGCAACGTGGGGTTTTCCTTGGCGGCGTGTCTAATGTCTGACCATTCTTGTCTCAAAAGGACGTCTTTCATTTCTTCTTTTTCAACAGGGCTAACGTAATGTAATTTTTTAACTTTACTACCCACTTCCCTCACATATACAGTTTTTCCATCATCAGGACTTTCATAAATTTGCGGCATATTACCAACACCTTGTGTAGTCCACAGTCTCACATTGTCTGCTAACTTCTTTAACAAAATATGCACACAGGGGGGACTCCCCAGCATGCAACGGTGTGCAGAGAAGCTGACCTGGTCGCATTTTGGGAAAATACCATTTTACATCTTGATAAACATCAATAATATCTATTTCATGAAATTCTGGTCGAAAGCTCGATAGTGGGTTAAAGCAGAATGTCTTAAATCCTCGATCATTTAAGCTGTCGGATGCAGTGGGGTCACCAACAATAGTGGACCACTCAAGTGGCATAGTAAGCTCATGTGGACCAATCTTTAGTACTACTGCAGGTCCAGTAAAACTTTCCAAGAATATCAGTGGTACAAAAAAGTAATCTGGGTCAGTGTTATTAGAGTTATCGAGAACTGCAAAGCGCAAGTCTTCAGTTAATTCTTCGGGAAGTTCATTTAGGTAGTAGGTTTGGTCATCGAGGGTCAGAATTTGCATTTTATTGATAGGTCACTTTCTCAACTCTGAAAGGGTATTTTGCGTCTCGATAATATCGTTTACGTTCACTTAGATGCTTCTTGGCGTATTTTGTACTAGCAGTGATGTCCCAAATTTCAACATGGTCCTTATCATCAGCTTTGCGGATACCGCGGCCAATAGACTGGATGACTCTAACAAACGACTTACCGGGTTCAAGAAGTACCAAATTAAAAATACGAGGAATATTGATGCCAACTGCTGCAACTCCGTATGTTGCCACAATCACTTTATTGTTTGCAGTCCTAATTTCGTCGTATTCTTCTTTTCGATCTTTGGTCTTCACTTCACCAGAAATAAACACACTTTCAGGTATGTCTTCTGTAATTATACGCCCTGATTCAATTCTGTCAACCAGTACTAGTGTATTCCCGCTTTGCGAAATCATTTTAACCATGCTAGTCACATAATTCATTCGCTCTTTATTTGTAACCAAGTATTTGAGCTCTTCAGCATAACTTTTGAATTCCCGCCATTCAGCAGTTTGCAAAATATTTACATTGCATGCGCTGAGCACACCAGCTTCTTGAAGCTCATGTGCTTTCACTTGGTGCACAACTTCACCCAATGCAACTTTAATGTTTAAGAAGTCAATTTCTGCTTTAGGCACAGTGCCAGTTAACCCCCAGCGAATTGGTGCATTACTGACGTTTTGTGTCAATAGCTTTTTAAGCACATCTGCTTTGGCCATATGGACTTCGTCCACCATTATGCACTCAACACCATCTAAGAACTCCGCAAGGCTCAACAGATCTTCGTCATCTTTGGATCTTTTATCCAAAATGTTCAAGCTTTGCCAAGTACAGATAGTATGTGTTTTGCCAAAATCTTTTCGGTCCCCGTAATAGACCCCGACATCAAGGCCGCAGTTAACAAAATCTTCTTCTGTCTGTTCGACAAGACTTTTATTCGGGACAATAGTGATTGTTCTACCATATTTTTCACAAATCTTTGCTAGCGTTGCAGTTGTAATAGTTTTTCCAAATCCAGTTGCAATTTCCTGTATGCATTGTGGATTTTCCAAGAATTTGTTAACGACTTCAACTTGATCTTCTCGGAGACGAATTGGTTGACCTTCAAAGCGATGACCGCGTGGCCAACACTTGTCACCCCAAAATTCCACAGTCACTTTATCAAATTCTAGTACTGGACTTTTTCTGAGATCTTCTAGTTCAATATAATAATTACGTTCCTCTAGATACTCTAGTACTTGCGGCAGCAAATACAAATATGTTGTCCCGCCTAGCCCAAAATAGTTGACGCTCCCGTCCCACCTACCTAGCTGTACTGAAGGTCGATAGCGAGCAGTAGGATCTTGATATTTGAATTTTTTCACAAGATATTTTCTTGTATCAAGATCAAGATTTGAAATCTTGACATTCACTTCGTCAAGTATTGTTATTTTACATGATGGCATTATTGTTTAGTCTCTGTAATTGATAATGTTTGGGCAGTTACCCACCACCAACTTAATATATCGCTGCGGCCAATGGTTTAGCCACCCCACATTCACTGCACTATTAAATTGAATGCCAGATGTTAATACTGGCTTTGGCAGTTTTCCTGAAATAAACACCACTTTTGTATTTTTGCCAATTGCTGAATTCAACAAATTCGCTTTAACATATTGATTAAAATCACTGCCAGTTTTTGATGGTAGCCGGAATAGAACACTCATGTCTCGGTGTTCTACCCCAAGTCGCTCTAATGCCTGCACACACATTGTTGTTTTTTCTAATTCTGATCCACCGGGTACCACTACAATAGTGGGAAAACTGTGTGAGAGGATTTTACAAACTGAATCAAAGGAGTGCTGGCTTTTCTTTACTTCAAATGGCTCTGCTAAGCCGGAATTTTTTAAAAAACTTTTAACCAAGCTATCTTCATCTGCCGCCTCAATTGCTGCTGAAAAATTAGAATCCCACGTAGTAATGCCACTTGCACGAGCCAAGAATGCTGCACGAATAACGTCAGTAGTGTCCAAAGTTGGCACAGTATCCGAAACATTTCGGTATTCTAGTTTTTCATTACAGTATGTCACCATGGGCACGTGATCTTCAACAGAATCCATTATCTGCATTGTGCATTCTACTAGCTGTTTAAATTCGTCACTTGTTTCAAACCCATATTGGGTTGCTAGTAGATTTGTGTGTTTAATGTTGTCTTCAGTCAAAGCGAACAACCAAATTTTACGAACTGGATCCCAACGTCTTGGATCACTTGATAGTTTTGACTTAATACTTTGAATTATTGCCTCGTTATAGGGAAATTTAATAGCTAAAGCTTTGTCCCAAGACGAATGTGGTTCAATTGAAATTAAACTACTTATAGCCGGCGTCGATCGTAGCGGGAATCGTAAAGTTGGTGCATTTAAATACTGTGTAATGTCTACCTTTAATTCAGAATTCAATTCTGACACGTATTGTTTAATGATACTAAGAGCAAAGTTTTTCTGCTTCTCAGTTAGCCCAATACCCGATACGTTAGCTGAAAATATACTGTTAATCACAGACTTATGGTACGGTGATTTCATTTTAATAGTAAAATTAGCAGCCAACGTGGCAATTAAATCTTCAATGTGCATAATTAAATTGAAATATCATCCAACCCAGAAACTCTGAGTTTTATAATATTATTAATTTGAAAGCCCTTTATGTCAAGGGCCTTGATAATTCCTAGCCACTTATTTCGAAGCATTGCAAACTCGTTGACAATTTTTTCCATATCAACGACATCCGGTTCACCATCAGAGTATTTTTCACAGTCTCTGCTACTTAGAGCTCGTTGATAGTGTTCAAGATATTTTTTAAATGCTTTGCTTTTAATTCGCCGCAACTCAATATTTAAATATTCTAAAATAGCTTCTATTTCTTGAAGTTGATTAAATCGGTGTTCTACAATACCAGGCAACGCCGCAGCAGACTTTTCCACGTTGCCATGAATTTTAACTTCTGCGGTTGCCTTCTCTAATTCATTGTAAAAGTGATCTAAACAATTTGGGAGATATGCTATGTCTTTACTGACTTTAGCGTACCAACTCATTGTTAGTCCTCATCACCATAATCGTAGTCGTAATCATCATCAATATCATCGTCATCATCGCCGCTTTCGTAGTCTTTGACAATTTGGTCAATAGCATGATCGAGGTTAAGATCAAATCCATACAATTCTTCAACGTCAAATTCTTTGCTATCCAAGAAAGCAATAAATTGATTTGCTGCACCTTCACGATTTTTTTCAGAAATATAGTCTTTGAAAGTGTCCCAAATTTCAATCATCAATGATTCATCCATTATATGTCCTTATGTTTTTGTGTTTATGCCAAGGGTTGTTTTTGCTAGAATGAGATTCACCATGGTTTAATGTTTCTCTGTTAGTGCACATTCCGTTGTCTAAGTTATATGCTTTCCAACCTGCACATTTACCACGTTTAGGAATCCACCCTTCTCGGGCAGCTTTTTTAATTGTATTTGGTGAAATACCAACAGAATTGCAAAAGGAATTTAGTCCACCACATATTATAAACTCTTCACCAGTCGGTGATACAAGCTTCCAGTTTACTGAACGATTATTGTCCCGCCCTTTAGCTGTAGTCCATAGCTCGGGATTGGTCTTCCGTTTTCGTGATATAGAATCCCCAATTTTTTGTTTTACGGAGCTAGTTCTTGAAAAAACATGGTGTCCACCAGTGTCAAGATTGATACATAAAGGGTCATTAAGTACTTCGTTTGTCAAAAACTCACACTCTAGTAAATTCATATGGTGATGATCCGTACCAAACGCTAAAATTTCTCGTTTAAGTTCAGTTTTTCCTTTTGATTTAATGTAATCCTTAATTATAACACCAGACCCAAAGTAATTTGGATCCAATGTCTTATGGTTTACAATTTTATGCTGTCCAATATAAAACCGCCCATCTGGTAAAATAGTTTTATAAATAAAGCCGTACTGATCAATCATGGTTCGATTTCAGTGTCGTCTAAATCAGTGGACTTCAACAAGCTTGTTTTTTTGTTATATTCAGACATTACCAAGTCCAAGCATCCATTTTCATTTCGTTCCCACTCTTTACGGAAGTACTTATGTATTTCACCATTTGTATCAATGTAAACGTACCGGTTTCCTTCTTTAGATACATGCGACTTTGATTCCAGCATGTCAAATAATCCAGAGTACGGATTCATACCTGACGAATATGGAATTTTTACCTGGATGCTTTCAAAAGGTTTTGCATACCGGGTTTTCATTATCTTACATCCTGAGCGTATTCCCAAAACTTCAGACACTTTGTTGCCATCCTCGTCTTCTTTGAGCTTAAGTTTTTTCATTGCAACAACGATGGAACTAGCATACACAAAGCCTTGTCCCCCGCTAATTTTATCGTCTGGATCATAAGGATCTTGGCTAGCATATGTGTGGTTAGTAGCAACTAGACCAACGTTGTAAGACCCAAACATATTCACACAGTTACGAACTAGAGAGGTAAGAGCTTTGGGCTTTCGACCCATGTCACCCTTCATTTCACCTGCTTCAAACTGATTAACGTCAGTGGGAGTCAACAGCATGCCTAAAGAATCAATAACAAAAAGAACTTTGGGACGATCTTCAAGAGGCATGGACTTGTACTCTTTCATAAACTCACTGATGGTTTTGGCAACGTCATCAATCATTGCCATATTGAGTTTTAGAAGTTTATCTTCGCTAGTGTCAACTCCCAGCGCACGCAACCAAGATTCATCAAGAGCATTTTCAGTGTCAACTAGCACAACAAAAATATTTTGTGCTTGTGCGTGTCTAATGATATTACCAGAGCAAATGTAACTTTTGCCTGCACCGGATTCACCAGCAAACACTGTTACCTTACCGAGCGGCACACCTTTAAAAAAATCACCCGAAATTAAGTAGTTGAGTGCATAGTTGCCAGTGCTGATCCAGTCAGTGGGGTCGTTAAACCCCAATCCCAGTCCGTCAATACTTTTTGTTAGAGTTTTCCTAAACTTGCTGATATCAAATGGTTTCATTCTTTGTTTGTCCTTTTAAATTCCGTTGGAGCAACGACGATGTCGCTCCGGCCAATTGCCCGTAGCCAAGTATTCAGACGGTGAATGATGATGGAGTCGTCCTTGGGATTATCAAAATCAATAGAACAATCCATCACAGTATCGCCTGTCTGATCTTCACGGGCACTATAACGTAGCGAGAAATTCTCGTTAACTTTTAGTGCCTTTGCCATGATTTACTGCTTTTGGCGATTTCGGATCATAGAGATAATATCAGCAGCGCGGCTGCTTGCATCGGAACCAGCTGAAGTAGGCACTGGCTGCTGTGCTACCTGTTCTGTAGTAGTGACGGATTCATCATCCCAAGGCGCTGCAGCACTGACTGCAGGAGCAACACGCTCAACTGGGGCTGCTGTAGTGCTTGGGCGAACTGCTGCGGGCCTTGCACTTCCAGTGTCGCCACCCGCATAGCCGCTAGGCTTGTAGTATTGACCCCAACGTTCCATATCAAATGCTTCGCCGTCAACACTGGCTTCAAACATTTCTTTGATAACTTTGAGTTCAACATCAGTTGGCTTCTTGGGCAAGAACTCTTTGAGGTCGTAAAGTCCATATTGGTCAATTGCCCCGCGCTCCTCATCACTCAGTGCTCGCTCACGACGAGCCCAGTTAGATGTGCCGTAATCAGCATAACCGCCCTTGCTAGACTTGGTAATACGGAAATCCAAACCACGCACATAATCAGTCGGAAGTTCATCAATCTCACTGTCCATCAGTGCATTCTTAACGATGTTAAAAATTTGAGCACTGATGATAAACCGACGGATTGGGTTTTCTGGAGTTTTGTCTTCTTGAAGTTTGCTATCAATGATCATGCCCTGGAACAAATAGCTCTTTTTCTTCCAGTACTTGCGACCCATTTCTTCCAGAGACTTGTCGCCACTCTTAAACCAGGGGCGGACTTCGCTCAGGATCGGGCAGGTCTCGTTCCACATTTCCATGCAAGGGACCTGAACCGTCACGGGCTTACTGGCTGTTTCTCCCTTTACACCAGCAAACGGCAGTTTAATCATTGCCCGTTCAACCCAGAAAAAGGTATTGTTGGGGTCAGCATCGGGGAGGAATCGAACGGTAGCGGTGGAACCTTCTGGGATATTCCAGTGGGGATAAATTTGATTGTCACCAACAAAGCCACCAGTTTGTTGTTGATTAGATGCCATGAGTTTTGCGCGAATTTCTGCAAGAGTTGCCATAATGTTTTTCCTTAATAAAATTGTTTAATATGCCACTCTTTCAAAGCCCACTGACTAAGAAAGAGAAAAAGTGCATGTGTTTATTATGCACTAGGTATTTATCCATGTCAACAGATACTCAAGAAAAAACCCCTTGCGGGGGTTTTTATTTGCTTACACCAGATAACCGTTGTATAGCTGCTAGCTCTTCACTAACGTCCTCAGCTGGCATTATATTTTTATTAAAATCTCTACCGCCTTCGCCTTGATCACCGATTCCTTCTACTCGGCTTTTAATATTACTTACTAATTCCTTTAACCGAGCTAACCCGTCATCGTCAACTTCTGATGCAGGTGCTGCTTTACCATGCCGCTGCTCCCACTCTTTGGTCAATTTAGTCATATAGGCGTCGGCGATTTTTCTAGCCTTACAACCAGCTTTTTCACCAAAACGTTCACTGATGGTTTTTTCAACATCAATTAAAATTCCCTCATGGCCACGGAATGGACCCACGTTTTCATTTGCAGCGTTATAGAAAGATTTGATAATCTTGGCAACTTCGCTGACTAATGAACTGCCCTGGTTAGAATCGTTTTCCTCGTTAGTGGGTGCTTGTTGCTCAGGAGGTGCTGATTGATCTTGAGTCCCAGTATCACTTATGCCTAGTGCCACTAATAACTCAGGGTAATTATCCTGCGCCCACATTCTCATTACTTCAATAGGGTCAGTTTCACTATCTAGAGATGCAGCTGATTTTAAGTCATTTTCTAAATCAGTGTCTGTCAAACCGTGATCACTAAAAAAATTCCAGGCAATTGTGCCATCTGGTCCCAGCTGTAATTTTTCATCACCAGCCAGATATGGTTCTAGCGCAGTCTGGAGTTCTTCAATTTGATCGTCAGTTAGTTTTCCTTGCTCAACCGTATCTGCCCAGTTTTCAAATTCAGATAAATCTCGACTTTCTGATTTGTGATCACATTTGCATTTACTAACTGGCTTGCCACAACTTTTGCAACCGCTACTATCAGATTCTCCAACAAAGGACTCAAGATCAATTTTGTTGGTCTCTTTCATAATCCTATGTAATAATGGAAAATAGTTAATGAGATCTTCTTTAAAGCTAGTTTCAGTAAATTTTGATTTATAATCTTCCAATGTCACTGGGTCCAAATCATCAAGCAATTCCGCATCACTCTCAGTTTCATTGAACTCTGCCAACCACGCTTCATAATTCTTGCGTTTTGAAATTGCGTCAATTCTGGATTTCAGTTCATTGAGTTTACACATTGCTCGTTCAGTAATACCCACTGCATCTGCATGTAATTGTGAACGCTGCACTTTTCTCTGGAATTCTTGCAGTTGTGCAATTTCCTCACTCATACTGATAATTGCTTTACCTGCCGGATCGTGCGGGACACCACCGTGGTCAACGTGCTGCGCCATCGCAAATGCGCCAGCTGGATGGATAAAGGGATATTTAAATCGTTCTCCGTCGCGATTTTGAATAAAAATCGCTTTGATATTTTTACGTTGGCTGCGTGCACCGGGGAAAGTTTCTTCAACTGGGTGTGAGTGTCTGACAATCACTTCAGTATTGCCACGAACTGCACGACTAGTTTTTTTGGAATTTTTGCTATTCCACTTTGATTCGTTCATAGGGGTCATTTCATCTTCATCCTTGGGAGTTTTAGAAGCAAGATATTGGAAATCATTTTTGTCCAAGTTGCTTTTGGCAATATCACGTGTGTCAAAGCGTAGTAGCCTTCTCATGGCAAATTTGCGCATTTCTTTAAGAAAGTTGTACCATTGCTGTTTAGCTTCAGTATCCTGATTTTCGGTAATGCCTTGGCTGTAGTAAACTTTGAGACTGCCAATATCATTGAGACTTATGCTGACTCTTCCCAAATTTACACCCTCGTTTATAAAATCAAAATCAAAGAACCTCGCTTCTGCAGGATCAACAGTCACTGCCCCAGATTCATCACCCATTTCTAAATTTTGAAAACGACTTCGAATTTTATCAAAAACGTCTTGGCTAATAATTTGT